ATCTGAGTAACACCCAACATATCAGTAACCTGCTTGGCAGAACATACGATACAGCGTTGCTCCTCTGGATCAGCCTCAGAAGCATCAAGAATCTCTTTGACGTTAAGAAGTTTCGCCAAAGTCAGTCCGTCAGTACCGCTCTCAGTGATCTTCTGTGCAGATGGAAGTGCAACCGCAGTACCGCCAGAAACGCCACCATAGGCATTACCATTTACTGCTTCAATGATAGCATCGTCCATAGCACGACCCATAGCATTAGCACCCGCCATAGCATATTCGCTCTGAGGAGTGATAAGCATACGCACCTTGTCTTCGTTATCTACCAGATCAGCCCAATCGTAATCATCCATAGTAACCCTACGTCTGGAATGCGGAGTATCCATGCGTGGAGTATCTGAGTGGCGTGAAGTACGCTTGCGTGCTGCCGTTGCGCCAATGCGCTCGAAATAATGACTCTTACCTGTTACAGACTCATAACGAACTACGCCACGTAGACGTGATCCCTTCTGCTGTGCAAGGTGAAGTACATTACTCTTATACTGCTCTACAAATGCAGTTGTAATTTGAGTGGACATAATGCCCTCCTTGTTAGGTTAAAAACAAAAAACGGTCATTATCCTTTCGGGTGTCCTGTCTATTACGCTGACTATACGAACTTTAGGTGGTTATCCTGCTTCCACTGTTATCCTTTCGGGCAGTTTTTGAAGCTGTGGGGTAAGTTTATACTCTACCCCACAATAATATCAACACTTTATTCAATTAGCTATGCGCTTTCTCAAATAATTGCCTCATCTCTTCCTGTGCATCATTATGTTTAGGATTCTGAGGATTCCAGTATGCGTGTTCTTTATCACCATTTATCTGGTCAATTCGCATTTTGGCATCCAATGGACTCATTACCAATGAATTGTTCGTTGTCCCTTGTGCTGAATCCTCAGTAATATCCTTACCTGCGTTAGCAAGCAGTCGGATTAAATCAGGATCATTACCATACCGAGGGTCTGCCAGTTTATCCTGGAGTGCCTTGTCTCCGTATACGCTTAATGCTCTATTTGCAGCTCTTATGTTCTTTTCATAATCACCACCAAACTCTTGACGTAATGTTTCCTCTGACTGAGAGGCCAGTGTTTCTATGGTTGATTGCTCTTGGCCTGACTGAAAATCAATAGCCCCCTTCTGCCATTCCATCAATCCTGACATTTGATCTGGAGTAAGACCTAGTTTATGGCCTGCCTCCTTGAACGAACCCATCATTTCCTGTGGGTAATACTGTTCATAACCTATTGGTACACTCAGCTCATAATCTTCCGCTTTCTCTGGACGACCTAGCTTTGCATAAAGCTCTTCTCGCTCCTCATCAGTCTTTGGTAATGGAATACGAGTTCCCATCATCTTTTGCTGATGCACCAGAGTCTTTGCTGCTGACTCTACATCGTTAATGTTTGCTAGTGTAGGCTCTGTTCTCAATTCCTCTGAAAGCCCACTTCTCCAATCGCTTTGATTATCACTCGCTTCGGGTGCTGGTGCATTATCCTCTGCTTCTGTGGTCATTGCTGCTTCGGTCATTTATGTTCCTCTTTAAGATTACTCATGTGGATAATACGAAGATAAACGGCTCTTTCGCCCTCTCTCCTCGCTGTTTCATACGGATCACCCTTAACGAATGATTCTCGCATTTGGTATGCTGCTCTCAGATCATCGAGGACTGCTTCACCCTCTGGTGAACTGAAAGCAATTGCATATTCTTTTTTGAGTTTCGAGATTGCTTTAGCCACCTACTGCCTCCGCTATCTGCTCCATTCCACCCATTGTAGACTCTACGCTCTCTGCTCCTAGCATTGGTGCTGCTTGAGCTGCCATACTTGTAGCCTGTTGAGCCTGTTGCATTTCCATCATCTGCTGTTGTTGCTCTTGACGTTGCTGTCTTTCAGCCTGAACTTGCATTGGGTCTTTGAGAATGTTCTTTGGCACACCCAACAACTCTGCTCTTGAGCGGATTGCTGCATCATGGTCAAGGTTGTCCATAATTTCAGGTGTCATCTGAGCTAACATTCCAGCCATTTCATACAGTCTCTCAACTGCCACTGCCTCCTCCATTCTCTGAGATCGAGCTAGTGGGCCGACATACTCAATATCTACCCTGATTCCATTTAATACCTCTGGAGCGGGAAGGAATTGTTCGTTCCTTTGCATGATTGCAAAACATCTATCAATAAGAGGATTTAGAAACTCAGTCTGGAATCTTCCGAGAGTCGGGCCGAGAAGCCTTTGCATTAGCTCATATCGAACCTGAACCTCTGTAGCGGTCATTTGAGGGCCGGATTGTAGCTCTAACTGATCCGAGAAGAACGCTTGCTTGATTGATCCTCGAAGCTCTGTCTCCTTCATATCAGAAACATCAAATCTTGCACCTATACCCATTTCTTTAACTGCACCATCTCTGCGTACAGTAGTCAGACCACCAGGTTTTGTTACTACTCGACCTATTACTCCGTCATCTTCTACCATCAATGGAGGATCAATCGCTTTAGCCCATGCCTTTAGTCCTAACTCTACAGCTTTATTCAGAGTCTTAATGTCTGGCAGAGCATTGTAAGCTGGAGAACGACCATACTCTTCACCGGACGCTTTAGACCAACGTGTTACAAGATATGGCATTTCATTATAGCCACCCTCATGTACCACTTTCTTATCCTCTATCCCAATATAGATTGATACGAAAGGCAATTTTGTCATGCCCTCATATTCTTCTGATGGCATGACACAATGCACAAAACTGAACTTCTTGTCAGGGTTTTCCTTGTACGCCTTATTAACCTTTTCTCCTACAGCATCACCCCACCTTTGAACTGCTTGACGTGCTGAGTAGTCGAACTTCCGATAGAGAGTGTCAATTTCCCCTCTCTTGTTTTCAGTTACGAAATACTCTGAGATATGCAGAGATCGAAAAGACATTTGTCCGGTCTCTTCTACTTCTTCTACCTCAAGGCATGAAGTACCAATGGATGTAATATCCAAATAGAACTCATGTACCTCTGTGTTGAAGTTTGAGGAGTTGAACGCCTTATACATCCGATTGCGACAATCCTCTAGCCATACAGCTACGTCTCTACGCTGATTTAGGTTTTCGTCCGTTACTTTCAGGTGAAACCAGGGCAATGACGCTGATGTTAGTGTTCCCTGCAAGGAAGCAGCCAGCAGTGTATTTGCATGAATCGCTGTAGAGTCAAACAGGTTTTCAGTACGCTTCTGGCCTTTGCCGTAATTGACTGTTACCTCCGCTTTACGAGGCATTACATAATCAAGTATCTCTTGCCAATGGTCAGACCAAGTGCTTTTCGTTGATTCCAGGCTATTAAGCCGTTTAAGTATTTTCTCGACAGACATTATTCACCTCCAAGCAGGCTCTTCCTTTTAACTTCTGTCTCATCCTGAACGCCCTCACCACCTGTTAAAAGTGTGGAATATCGACCTGTTTTACGCTTACGCATCAAACTAGCCCTCTCAGCATCTAGCTCTTCTGCCATTTCCTTTTCTTCTTTCTCCCGCTGTGCCGCTTCCGCTGCATAATCTACAGGTGGTGGTGGTGCTGCTGGTGCTGATTTCTTACCCATTATTCTCTCCTAGCCAGATACACTCTCGTTTGAGCATACCGTAAATGTTTGCGTCTTTGCGCTCTCTCGATATTTCTCTATATCGACCTTCTTTCTGAAACCCTAATCTCTTTAATAGCTTGTTAGACATTTCATTTTCTACATCTGTATATGCTGTAATTCTATGGCATCCAACCTGATTAAACGGATAGTCAAAAAGTATCTTCAAAATCCTTCGTGTAACACAGCCCCTATCCTCGAAAGCTACTGAAAACACCATATCCTCTATTCGCCAATCATAAAACACTACACCACCAACTATCTTTCCGTCTTTGATGAAGCCATAAGTAGTGCAATCCCCGAAAGTAGTTGCATCTACTCTTTTAGCCACCCAATCAGCGACTTCTTTATCTTTGCCTACAAGAAGCTGAATCATTGATTCAATAGTGTTTTCTTTTTCTGTTGCTCTTTCTCTCTCTCTGACCAGAACTCTCTTTCTGCCAACAAGGATGCTTGAGGATCTTCCTTCCCCTCTTTAGTAGAGACTTCACCGGCTCTCATTCTTGATGCTCTAAGAGTTTCTTTGTCTAGCTCACTTCTGTCTATAGCCTCTGGAGGAGGTGCTGCGTATGGAACTACTGGTGCTGGTGCGCTTTTCTTTCCCACATTAGCCTCCTAGTATTGATTTTCTAACTTTTGCTGATTCCGATATGCCCTCTCCACCAGTAAGAAGAGTATCATAACGACCCTCTTTACCTAGCTTGCCCCTAGCCTGTGTTTTTACATCGGTTACTGCTTTATCTACAACCGTAGGTAACATTGCTGGCTCTGGTGCTGGTGGAGGTGTATAAGATGATCCCCCGAAAACTGATCTAACAATACCGCCCATAATTATCTCCTAAAAAATACTAAATTCGTTATCTGTTTGAGTCTGTCGAGGCTGAGTTTCATGCACCCTTGCAAACCTCAATGACATAACAGCATACCTGATCGCAGATATCAAGTCATCCTTAAAAGGTACAATTCTGCCATCTTTTCTATGGTACATTCTAAACTCTTCAAAGACTTGCGACTGTGTATCGAAGACTTTGAACCTCCCTGTCTTCATTCGCTCCAACATATCCATCACCCCAGCCTCTAAAGATACCCCTCCAGTACCCTCTTTCATCCCTGCTGACGGTGGATTTGTGAACCAGCCTCCCCAATTCCTGCCATTACCTTTAAGCATATTCACACCTAATGCCCTATATTGATCTGCCAATGGAGTACCAGAGCCTTTATCGGCCTGTCTACCATCTCTAGGCCAGATAACGGGTATCCATTTAGGTCTTGCATTGATCGCTGCTGCATGAACCGCTGCAACTTCCATAGATTGTGCATAACTATCGTACACATACACTACGTCTGAGTCTCTATCCCATGCTATCCAGGCTGCCGTTGTAGGGTGATCCCACCCATAATCCATTCCAGATATTCTCGGCCAATGGTTAGGAATATCAAATGGCTCACACTTGATAAGATCCTCTGGTACTGGAAAGACCAGACCTGATCCCAATGAAGGAATACCTTGTGATCTCATTTTTCTTTCATGTGGAGGCAGTGCTACTAGAATTTGCTCCTTAACCTCCTCTGTCATGTGAGGGGCATCGTCCCATCCAGCAGTCTGAATGTACTGACCAGGGCGTAAGTCATTGAGGAATTGAGCGACTGTCTCTGTCATACCGCTTTCAGGTGTAAATGTCATATAGACCATTCCAGCTTTATCCGCTGTACGAGTAATTGCCTGTGTATATATCTCTGGTGGAGGTTCCTCATCGAGCCATATCAAGTCAAGACTCTCTCCCATCCATTTTTCCTTCCCCATTTCATAAGCCTTGAAGCCTAATCTCGAATAACCACCACTCTTATGCTTGATTACTACACTATTCATTGCGTTTGGCACACCAGGTTTCCTTGTAGAGTTACCTATGTTGTCTATTGGAATAGAGCCTGTGCCTTTTGCAGATGGATCGTCTGGCTGTCCTAGTAGCTCTTTCTGTAGAATGTCCCGTGTAGTCTCGTTTGAGGCACCTCCAGCCCACGCTCTGATAGGTCTCATCCATTTCCTGCCCTTCCACCATTTCGGGTACTCCCCTGTTAGGTGAATTGCCATTTCCATAGCACCACAGTAACTTTTCCCAATTCTGTTGGCAGCCATTAACAATTTCTGACTGACCTTTGCAGCATGAAACTCCCTCTGATACTCGTAAGGTTTATAGTATTTCAGCCGATTATGGGTTTCCCTATACTCTAACTCTTTGGCTATCTCTAAAGCTCTCTCTACGCTCATTTCTTTCCTATATACGAAAGTCTAATCTCTTCCTGGGTCATACCCTGCTCAGAATCCTTACATTTTGTCCTTGAATTGATCTCTATAGGATCAAAGTCATCTACCAATACGTACCGATATACCCTGCTCCCTTGCCACTGAAAATGCAACATAGATGGTGGCTTCGTATATCTCTCTAGTACCGTTGGGTCGAAATCAGCTATTGTCATTACCGAATCTCAAT